TGGAAATATAGACCAGACCCTGCCCCCTATGAATCACCAGGAGGAATATCGTTTAACACGGAAAGATCTCCACAACTCGATGAGTGGGTTGATAACAATCTGGGATCAGACGTCGTAGGTGAGCGCTCACCCCGGTCACGCTACCACCATCGCTCTGGACCTACGCTTCGCTCCGGGCTCCGCTCGGCTCGCGTGAGCCCGGGCTTGGCTAATCCGCTGCGCTCGGCAATTCATATCTTAAGCGGGCGTATAACTGACGTATACAGGAAGACGAATGTCATTATGCCTATATGGAGATACAAGACTCGGCAAGACATTATGGGCCCGATCACTCGGAACCCATGCCTACTTTGGAGGATTATTCTCATTGGACGAACCAATCGACGACGTGGAATATGCCATATTTGATGACATCAACGGAGGACTTAAGTTTTTCCCAAATTACAAATCCTGGCTAGGATGCCAGGCGCAATTTTACGCAACAGATAAATACAAAGGGAAAAAACTAATTCACTGGGGTAAACCAAGCATTTGGATTTCAAATGAAGACCCACGCACGAACGACGGCGTGGACATCGCATGGCTGGAAGGAAATTGTCAATTTATAAATCTATCTAGATCTATCATAGCAGAATGAAACTATTTCTCATGCCAATAAGCAGTCGTAGTAGTAGACATTGTGATATTCCCCGGCGCATCTGTAAGCTGTGCGAACAGATCCAAAATATACACATCATCCATCAAACCATCCTTCCCATTTGCAAAATCTGCAAATTCTGATGTTATCTGGAGAGACCCAGACTCCTGAGAGAAATACTGCATGCGCTTATTCAGAGGCAACCACCACTTCACATCACGCATCACACCAGATTCATTCCCAGACCGTATCTGAACGGTCTTATCACGCAACACCGTAATCGTACTAGGGTTTGTCTTCGCAGTGACATACTCGACATAATCAACCCCACGGGTGCCTTGAAACACTTGACGCGCAACTGACTCATACTGCGGGGCTGGCAGGGGCTCCAGTGACCGGCCATACCTTATCAGGCCCTCCAACAAATATGGATTCGGAGGGATCTGACCGGTCGCAGGCAACACCGCATCTATGTCCTGCTGACGTGTCACATAATTTGTCTCGTCCACAACTTCCACGTCGAATCGTTGCTTCTTCTGGAACACTATGCGTCGCCAAGTCCACGGATCCGACCCATCCGTCTCCAAGTGGATCCGCTCTGACACACCCTTCCAAAATACTTGGTCGGCTGACCTCGCCATATTCGAATCGACACCCCTGCCCGCTTTCGCGCGTGCGGTCGGGCACCACAAAAGGAAATTGTATGTTGACCCCATTTGAACTGCGAAATTCGGCTCCCCCGGGGTCTGCTTCAAATTCACCCCCACCATCGTATCCTTCTTCTTCGTAGACGTCAAGTTTAGGATAGCTCGTCTTCCCATTGGCCTTCGACCACCCCTTCGGCCACTTCGCGTGAAACGCTTCCTGCCTAACGAGGCGCGGCCTTTCCTTGGCCTTCGCTTTGCGAATCTCCGACGCGTGAATTTCGCCATTGGTGGACAACATTTCAAATCAACACTGAACTAGGGACAACACTGCCTATATATACCCCCCTAACTCCCCACTCCCCATTACACATAAAGAGTATAACATTATCAACTCTTTATGGGACCATGTCATCTCGCTGCTGCGCATTCACACACTGGCACGAAAAATGCCTTTCCGATTTCGATGCAAACACGTGCTCCTCACCTACGCCCAATGCGCTGATCTCGACCCGTTCCGAGTTAACGATCATCTTGGATCGCTGGGAGCTGAGTGTATCATTGGAAGAGAGAATCACGCTGACGGAGGGATTCATCTCCATGCTTTCGCTATGTGGGAACGGCAATTTGAAACAAGAAATGTCCGTCTATTCGATGTGGATGGATGCCACCCAAACATCGCTGTTGTTAAACGGACACCAGAAGCGGCTTTCGATTACGCGATTAAGGATGGCGATGTGGTCGCGGGAGGACTACAACGGCCGAGCAGAGATAGCGTGGCTACGTCTGGTGGAAAGTGGACTGACATCATCGCTGCGCGATCTCGAGAGGAGTTTTTTACTCTCATCGCGGAGCTGGATCCACGCTCACTTTGCGTCAGCTTCCCCAGTCTGGCCAAGTACGCCGACTGGAAATATAGACCAGACCCTGCCCCCTATGAATCACCAGGAGGAATATCGTTTAACACGGAAAGATCTCCACAACTCGATGAGTGGGTTGATAACAATCTGGGATCAGACGTCGTAGGTG